GAGCAGCGATGTCATCGAGGAAGCCCCGGACGCGGATGGTAAATGTGCCGTATTGCGTGACGATTCCCGAGGCGTCGTAGAACGGGTTGGTCGCTGTGATGCCGTCGCTGTTTAAGCGGATGCACAAACCGCGACCAATAATCTGGTTGATCTCACCAGAAGTAATCGGGCGGATGCGGTATTCAAACTGATCGAAGGGTTGCGCGATGCGGATGAAGTTGTATTGGTCCTGCGGCGCAGATCCAACAACGCAGAAGGGGAATGGGTTTAGCTTGGCCCAGCCTTCTTCGGGGCTGTAATCGTTATTGGCAGGCCTGACGTAAAGATGGAAGAAAGAAGCACGGCGGGCGTAGGACTGGTTTGTTCCAGTAGAGAGACTGGTGTTTTCAACGTCGTACTTATGTAGTTTTTCGATGGAGGGGACTGAGTTGAAATTCGTGATGCCATTGAAGCGTGTCCAGACGTTGCTTTTAATGCCGATCTCAGTTACTTCGCAGGCGCGAGAGTTTTGGAATGTGGCAAGCTCGGCTTTGCAGATAGGGAACCAGGCTTGGCCGATGTCAAACAACGGACCGTCAGCACCCTCGGGCAGGTTTGTGTCTGACGTGATGAACGGGCGGTGACACACGCCGACATAGCCTGGACCGCCATCGCCGTAAACAGCGATGCACTTGAGGATTACGGTGTAGGGAGAGGAATCAGTTTTGTCGTAAACATTGTCGGCTGGTGTTCGAGAACTCACCTCAAACATGCAGTTGCCGATCATCCATTTGGTACCAATCTTCAGCAGCTCGTCTTGCTGTTCGTGTTCGGTTTGGATGGCGGAGATGATTTGCTTGTTGTCAACAGCTTCTAAGTCGGGGTTTGCGTAGGTATATTCCAAACCGCGCTGTCTGTTTGCAACAATGTTTGGATTTCTGGTGTCGTAATACAGAGTGTCTTGTAGCTTTCCTGCGTTGTAGATGACGGTGACAGTGCCACCGACGACCATTTGGACGCGCAAACCATTGCTTTGTTGCGGCGATGTGTATTCGGTGCCGTTGACGTTGGCTGAAACAATGCCAAACTGACGGGCGTAGTTACGTCCCACGCCGGCCATCTTGGGATTGCCCGCAATTTGAAAACGCTTGGCCGTATAGGATCCTGCTGTTTGCTCGGATGCGCCGGACAAGTAGGAGACAACGTCCCAGTTGAGGCGGTATGGAGTGCCATTGGGGAGGCCGTTGTAAGCGCCAAACTGGGTACGGGACGATGGGGAGAACGAGTGGCAGAAGGCGTCTGCCGTTAGGCCTGCGAAGGTTTGGGCATTGAAGGCGTTCTCGTCAGGGCCGATTGGCGTGCCAAAGTTGCCGTAGCGGTTGTTATGGCCGCGTAGGCGACTGTCTGGTGTGGTGCGGACACTGCCCGGCAGGGCTTGGTAGGTGGTGGTGCCAGCGATTGGTGTGCCGCCTTGGTAGTAGTACCAGCGGTAGTCGCCGTCAGGGAAAGAGTCGAGAGGCAGTTGGCCGATGTAAACGCCAGCGCGGTCAGCAGCGATTTCGGCGGGGGTGCTGTATGGGCCTCGAGGCATGGGCGATTGCCCTGCCAGGAAGACCATGCTGAGGCTTTGGTAGCCGCCCCAGCTAAACATGCGACTCCAGACCAGCTTGGGGCTGATCATGATGCCGCCGACGTAGTAAAAATCAGTGCGGCCGTTGATGTTTAGTTGGACGCGCTGTTGTTTGGTGAAGACAATGGGAATCGTTTCGCCGTAGCGGCTTAATTCTTGGTTGGCCTGGAAGCCATATGTCGGGGCAAATCGGTCGCGGCCTGCAATGCTGTCAAGCGTGCGGTTGCCGCCTTGGCGTTGTTGTGCAGGCGCCCTGGGAGCCAGCAGCAGCGAAAGGCCTTGGGAAACGACACCAAGGACCAGTGAAATGATTGCAACAGTTAAGGCATCATTTTGTACGTCTGGAATATGTGCATATTCCGCCGGACGTTCGCGGCTGAGCCAGTCGATGCGTTGCTTGAACTGGAGGTATTCCTGTTCGGTGCAACCCAGCTCTTCGGCTAGCTGGCGCTCGTAGGGCAGCAGTTGCTGCGGTAGCAGCGGAGTGCAGGAAACGCCGTAAGCGGGTGCCAGGTCACCGCCTGCAGGTTGGCCGTTATGTAGAGGATGCCGTCCTGCCAAACTGTCCCGAAAGCGTAATTCTTGTGTGGTAGGAGAACCACGTCTCCATCATACAAAGGATCTAGCACGCGGCGTCCCCAGCCGTGGATAGCCTTAAGGATTAGGCGGGGTGGAGCGTCGTACCAGTAGGGGTCGAAGGCGGGAGTGGTGATGCCGAGGCGATCGAGGGCTGTGTAGACGAGGTGGATGCAGTCGATGGCACCATCAGGCTCGGTGCCGTCTGCGCCGAGGCGATAAGGGCGACCGATCAGGTCGTACATCAGCTCAGGCGGACTTGAGCAGTAGTGGGAAGCGGGCCAAACACGTCTTCAGTGATGCGGCGTCTTGGCACGTCACCGCCGACTGCGTCGATGACAGAGGAAATCTCCAGGCGAAGTTCGGCGTCGCTCCAGATGGCACCAGCCACTTGACCTGCGTAGGAGCTGAGCACACGGTAGTCGGCCTTGTTGTCGGGGTTGAGCATCAGCATGTCCACTAGCACCACCCAACTACCATCGACCAATGTGGAGGCCCAGCTACGGCTGAGCGAGTTGTTGGGCAGGGCAAGTTGTGTCGACTGGTTGTCGCCGCTGCGGTTGACCGTTACGCCAGAGAAACCGAAGGGCAGAAAGCCGTGGGTGTTGCCGTTGTAGGCGACGTTTTCGTTGATCCAGAAGTTCTGGAAGTAGAGCGGGGAGGCGCCGTCGGTGCGGGGCTTGGCGGTCAGCATGTGACCTAGGGCTATTTCGGTCTTGAAGCTGGTGTCCATCAGTTCATGCCGAGGCGGCTACGGGTGGCGCGGGACTGCTGCAGGCGGCGAAGGGTGCGCTGTTCGCCCTGCGTGGCGCCTTGTTGGGCGGCTTGGGCCATGCCAGCACGGAACTGGTCGGCCGTGACGTAGTCAACGGAGTTGATGCGTTCCACTGTGTAGCGCACGTCGATGGCGGCTGGTGCCATTGTGGCGGTGCCGCCGCCGCTGCTGGTGTCGTCGCCAGCCGGGATGACAGCGGAGCCGCGTGCGCCAGCAGCATACCGGCTCATGGCTGAGCGCATCTTGCTGGCGGGGATGATGTATTCGGATTCGCCGCCTTCGCCAACTACCGCTTGCGTAGGGCCAGCGACGAAACCACCTTCGGCAAAGGACGTAAAGCCAGGCCCCTCCATCAAGAAACCTTTGGCAAAACCACCGCCGCCCGGAAACGCAACCGGACCGGCACCGCTGAACAATCCACCGCCACCGCCACCGCCACCACCGCCGAACAGGCCAAGCAGTTGCTTGAAGATGAACATCATCATCATCTGCGCCAGTATCTCGGTTGCCATATTGATGAACGACTCACCGATATTTTTGAACACGCCAGCAAGCGCCTCTTCTGTGGATTGCGCACCGCTAATAATGCTTTGGAACGCGCTACCAAATGCACCGCTAATTGCTTGCGCTCCTGTTGTTGCAGCGTTGATTGGGTCGGTCAGCTCTTTAAGTTTTGCGCGCATTTCATCTTGTTTTTGCATCGTTTTGTTTAGTGGGTCGAATGAAATGTCCGTTCTGAAATTTCCACCACCTGCGCCGCGGTTAAATGCACGAATTCCCAAGTTTTCTGTGTTACTAAAGTCGAGTCCTGCTAGTTTTTCAAATGTTTTTAAGCTCTCTTTTGTTATTTCAAGATCTAGCTCGCGGTTTTTTTGTCGCTTAAAGTCTATGTTGAGCAGTTCCAGAGTTTTGCGCTGTTCCGCATTTTTTAGGTTAGAGATTTGCTTTTGGTAATCTTGATAGTCAAAAACAATTTGCAGCCGTTTCTTTTCGACATCAGATAACCCACTATTCAGCATTATTTGCCGAGAAAATTCAACAGATAGTTTTCTTCCTTCTTCCAAGGAACGCTGGAGTTCTTCGGCTAGTTTGTCGGCGTCACTTTTGCCTTTAGCCTTGCTGCCACCAGCAGATGGAGGTAGGTTTGCAGGTGCTGTAATTTGTTGAATACTTGCAGGTCCGGCCGGTCTACCTAGCGCCTGTCTGCGCTGGATAATTCCTCGTTGCACCCGGCTAAGCTGCACTTGTGCCGTACCCAACGAATACTCACCTAAAGCGCCGCCGTACTTGCTCAGCTCTAGTTGGGCACTACCGGCAGCGACTTCAATTTTTTTAAGTTCTTCTCGGGTTGTAGCTATTTCCGGTTTTAAGTTTGCTAGAGCTTTTGTTATTGCATCTACAGTGCCTCTGTTAGCGAATCCGGTACCTCGTGCAAATCCTGCTCCAAAGACAGCGGAAGACAGCTCGCCAACTGTTGCATCAGATATAAGATTGATTGCTCGGGTAGCTTGTGTAATGATGTTGGCAAGTTTTGTTAAAACAGTATCTAGCGCAGGAACAAGGTTGCGTAAAATTGCACCAGCGGCCCCAGCTATGGCACTAGCGATATTGGCTACAGCTTTAGTAAAACGATCAAATCCGGTCTCACCCTTGTTGGCTGTTTTTTCAGCTTCTTGACCCATTTTTACAAGTACATCGGTGACTTGCTGCACGCTGATAGCACCATCTTTTGCCATCTCCAGCAGCTTAGTTCTACTGACGCCAAGTTTAGCTGCAAGCGTATCTTGAATTGGAATACCCTGAGCCGTAAATTTATTTAGTGTAGAAACACTTACTTTGCCGGATTCAAGTGTGTCGGCAAAGGCTTGTGCAATTTTTTCAACACTTCCACCATATTCACGAGACAGCTCTACCGCAATCTTTAAGGCGGAACTTGTTTCTGAAGTGCTTAAACCTAATCCTTGGATATTTGTAATTGCGGCTTCTAATTGTTCGCTGTTTCTGCCGGCTAGCTCAAAAGCGTCTGAAAGCACTTTACCCTGAGCTGCACTTAAGCCTAATTCCAGTGTTAATTCTTTAACGCGAGCTTTTGCGGCTTCCAGTTCTCCTAAGGCTGTGCCAATCAGGGAGCCCGCAAAACCGCCGGCTTGGCCTCCTAGTAAACCGCCTATAGCACCGCCAACGGCGGCCTGGGGACTCTGGCCGAATAAAAGCGGAAATGCGCCGCCTATAGCAGCGGAACTAAGGCTTCCGCGAATAGTTTTAGCTAATGCTTGTACTCGTTGTGTTTGTTTCTGTGCAGCATCAGCCCGAAAACGATCCAGGGCTATTATTTGCTGACGCTCTTCCGCAAACAGTTGCTGATTTGCTTTGCGCTGTTGTTCCAGTTCGCGTGCAGCTAACGCGGCTTCCGCACGTTCAGGTGAAACATCCCCTTCAAACCGGAATCGCCTAGAACGTGGGTTCGGTCCGAAGGGGAAACCTGCAGAAGTACCGGTTAAAAACGCCGCTCGTTCTTCTCTGCGAGCGGCTTCGTCTGCTAAACGTTGACGAGCTAGACCACTTGCAGCGCCCTCTCGCTGTCTTATAGCGGCTGCAGTGCGTTGTGTGGATGCTGCTAGATCAGCGGCAAGCTCCGCGGCTTCTGTAAAGAAGGTGTTCCAGCTTTGTTTAAGGTTTAAGGCTTTTGCAGCTGTTGTAGTTTTTAGTTCATCACCTAATGATGCTGCTTCTGTAAAGAAGGTGTTCCAGCTTTGTTTAAGGTTTAAGGCTTTTGCAGTTGCTGTAGTTTTTAGTTCATCACCTAATAATGCTGCTTCTGTAAAAAAAGTACCCCAGCTTTGTTTAAGGTTTAAGGCTTTTGCAGTTGCTGTAGTTTTTAGTT